GAGAGTTTAAGTTAGGTTTAATGTTCCGTGAAAGTTTAGAACAAGATCGTGGTATGCTCTTTATATTTGAGAATACCGACCATCATTCTTTCCATATGAAGAATACTTTTATACCTCTTGATATTGCATTTATTAATGAAGAGGGTGTAATTGAAAGTATCAAAGAATTAGATCCACTAAATCCTATTCCTGTTTATCCTAATGGTGAGATAAGATATGCAGTCGAAGTAAATCGTGGTTGGTTTGCAGAAAATGAAGTAAAGGTAGGAGATATTCTTTTAGAAGATACTGAAGAAACAGAAATAGATTTAACAGAAGTTAAAGATAGAAAAGGTAAGGGAAGTGGAACAAAAGACGCTTGTTATCATAAAGTCAAGTCAAGATATTCAGTATGGCCATCTGCATATGCATCAGGAGCATTAGTTAAGTGTCGTAAAGTCGGTGCTGCAAATTGGGGAAATAAATCAGAAGAAGCAGAGATGAATGTTGATGAAGCAATGTCTTCATACGATAGAAATAGAAAGGCAGCAGCAAGAAGAGCAGCACAGAGAAATGCTGAGAGAAGAGCAGGTACGAGAGGTGGAAGAATGGAAAGAGAAACGTATAGAAGTGAAGCTGGAGTGCAAATGCATTATAAGGGATATAAAGCAAATGCAAATGAAGAGGTTGAAGTTGTAAATGAAGTTAGTAAAAAAACTTTAGGTAGTTATGTCAAGAAAGCAGCAACAGAAATAGGTGTAAGTGCTATGAAAGGTGACTATAAGAAGATGCAGAAGAGACACAAAGGTGTATTAGATGCAAGTGATAAACTTCAAAAAGAAGGTGCATATATGGGCCCTGACAAAAAAGATTTAAAGCAAATCAAGAAAATGGATAATCCTGATTATGCTAAAAAATTAGCAGACTATGAAAAGAATATGGATCCCAAGAAACGTCAGGCACTTAAGGATAAAGCAACTAAAGGTATGAAGTTTACTCATGAGGGGATGTCTTACGGATTATATAAAGGATCTGGTAAAGCAGGTGGTGCTATGAAAGATTATCTCGATAGAAAAGCAAAGATGCTGAAGAAGAAGAGAGACAAACAATCTGATGCTGCTAAAAATAATCCTCATTTTGATAGCACACAACCATCACCATCTGGTAGAAATAAGTATGAACAAATGTCATTTCAACAGTTTCAAGAGAAGTGTTGGCCAGGATATGAGAAAAAAGGTATGAAGACAATGTTCGGAAAGAGGTATCCAAACTGCGTTAAGAAGAAAAAATGAGAAACGAACCGTGGAATAATCAACTGGATAATAGAAACTATCTATCTCCAGTTGGTTTTAAATTTATAATTACAAAAGCACCAAAAGCAGATTTCTTTTCAAACTCAGCAAATATACCAGGTATCAATCTTGGATTTGCAGAGCAACCTACTTACTTAAAAAATATTCCTGTTGCTGGTGATAAATTAACTTACGAAGATTTTAATCTTACATTTTTTGTAGATGAGAATCTAGAGAATTATATGCAAGTTCATAATTGGTTAAAAGGACTTGGATTTCCAGAGAGTATTCAACAATTTATTGATTTAAAACGAGGTGATGAATATACACCAGAAGTAGGTGCAAAAAATGCATTAAATGAATATTCTGATGGAACTTTAATTATTTACAATAGCAATTTTAATGAAATATCAAAGGTTCATTTTAAAGATGTATTTCCAGTTTCATTATCTACTATTGAGTTTGATGCAACTGCAGGAGATATTAATTATGTCACGGCCACAGTCACTTTTAAGTATTCTATATACAATATAGAAGTTATGACTTAATTTATGAATCTTGATGAAATTCAAGCATTATGGGATGAAGATTCAAAACTAGACCAAGATGAATTACACGTAGAGTCTACGAAGATTCCATCCTTACATGCCAAATATTATAAAATTTATAACAATTTAACTCTTCTTAAAAAGGTAGAAGAGATTAAATTAAAACAAGCAAAAAAAGAAAAATGGTTATATTATACTGGAAAAGCAGACCCAGAGATATACATAGATAAACCTTTTGATCATAAAGTCATAAGACAAGATATGGATATGTATCTGGGTTCTGATGATGACTTGATTAAAATTCAAAGCAAAATAGATTACTACCAAGTAATGTTAAATTATTTGGATAGTATTTTAAAGAGTATTACTAATCGAACTTATCAAATAAAAAATGCCATTGAGTGGCAAAAGTTTATTCGAGGTTACAGTGACTGACATTATCATCAAAAAGAAGAATGAAGTATATGTGACTATCAAGGCAGAACCACATATTAATCAGGAGTTATCAGATCTTTTTACGTTTGATGTGCCTGGTGCAAAGTTTATGCCACAATATCGTAGCAAGTATTGGGATGGTAAAATACGTTTGTATTCTCCAGCCACAGGTGAGATATATGGTGGTCTTGTTGATAAAATTGTTTCGTGGGCAAAGAAGTCAGAATATAGTTTAGAGTTTGAAAATAATCAATTTTATGGTGCACCTTTTGAAGAGAATGAAATCATAAGTCGAGAGGGAGTCAAGGACTATATGACTCGTATCTCAAAACATAAACCAAGAAATTACCAGATAGATGCAGTTTATGATGCACTCAGATATAATCGTAAGTTATTGATATCACCTACAGCATCAGGTAAATCACTAATGATTTATGCTGTTGTTAGATATTATGCAGAAAAAAATAAAAAGATACTCTTAGTTGTTCCGACTACATCTTTGGTTGAACAGATGTTTAAAGATTTTCAGGACTATGGTTGGGACGCAGAAAATTATTGTCATCGAATCTATGCAGGTAAAGAGAAGACAAATGAAAATCCTGTTACGATAACAACTTGGCAATCAATCTACAAATTAAAAAGACCATTCTTCAAAGACTTTGAAGTTGTAATTGGTGATGAAGCACATCTATTCAAGTCTAAATCTCTTATAAGCATCATGACAAAGATGGATGCTGCCAAGTATAGATTTGGATTTACTGGAACTTTAGATGGCACACAGACTCATAAATGGGTCTTAGAAGGATTGTTTGGGCCTTCTTATAAAGTGACACAGACAAGAGAACTCATTGATAAAGGACATCTATCGAAACTTCAGATACATATACTAATTTTGAAACATAAACCACAAAAGTTTGAAGTATATGAAGAAGAACTACAACACATAATCACACACCAGAAAAGAAATAATTTTATTAAAAATCTAGTTCTCGACTTGAAAGGCAACACTCTTGTTCTATTCAGTCGAGTTGAGACCCACGGTCAACCACTTTACGAACTCATAAATAATTCCATAAGAATGACCGCAAGGTATTTTATGTACACGGTGGAGTTGATGCCGAAGAAAGAGAACGGATCAGAGAAATCACTGAGACCGAAAAAAACGCAATCATAGTAGCATCTTATGGAACTTTCTCCACAGGAATTAACATTAAAAATCTTCACAATGTCATTTTTGCTTCTCCCTCTAAGTCAAGAATACGAAATCTTCAGTCGATTGGACGGGTTTTAAGAAAAGGAGACAGCAAGACTCAGGCAGTCCTTTATGACATTGCGGATGATATTACTCATTTATCAAAAAGAAATTACACACTCAATCATCTTATCGAAAGAATTAAAATTTACAACGAGGAAAAATTTAATTACGAAATTGTTCAAATCGACTTAGGAGAGAAATGAAAAAGAAAAAGAAAGAAGATCAGCAAGATTTTTTAGCAGTAATTAAATTAGTTTCTGGCGAAGAGATTATTTCAACTGTAACTTCCTGTGAAGAAAATGACCGCACTCTTTTATTATTAGACAGTCCAGTGATGTTTGAAAATGTAATGATTCGAAATGGTGGAATGGGAGCAATTAAAGTAATACCTTGGGTTCAAGCAGCTACTGACACAATACTAATACTTGATATGGACAAAGTAATTACAATGTCTGAAGTATTTGATAAAGAAGTAATTCGTATCTATAATCGTTATATGACTGATAAAGAC